TGGCGACCCTAATATGAAGATTAGGAAAAATAATCCAGAGGCTAGAGCTTCGTTTCGTGCTAGACACAAATGCAGCACAGCTAAGGATAAAACAACTGCACGATATTGGTCGTGTAGAGCTTGGTGAGGAGAGAGAATGGCTAAAGTAAGTTGGATGTGGGGTGGCAAAAGATATAGTGGCACCTTGATCCCTAGTAGAGAAACAAAGACACATAGGTTTGCTAGAACAGAAAATGGAAAGATAAAAAAACTTCCTAAGAATAAATAATGGCAGAGCGTAAGCAATGTAGCAATACAGGATGTGAGAAAAAATTTACTATCAAGAATGGTAATAGTCGTTACTGTTCTACTCAATGTTCTAATAGAGCTAAATACAAACGAGCTAAAGAGCGTGAACGACTAGAAGCTATTAATAAACTAGATATAAACGAAACAACATTAAATCGTGGTGAACACTACAAAGACTATGTAGAAAATTATGCAAGTCTAGTAGAGCAGAAAACAATTACACAATCTGATGTAGCACGACTTATAGGCGTAGCTAAAGATATAGTCAACAAAATGCACAATGCTTATCGCATAGATAAAACTAATGCAGAACAACGAGAAGATTGGTCAACCCCACAAGCAGCTATTGATTCACTACAAAAGTTTGAAGATTTTAGAGATAGGTACTTCCAAACAGAAACAGGAGATAAGTACGAAACAGCAGACTTTCATCAACGCTGGATTCAATCTATCTTAGGTGCTATTGATACTGGTGGAGAACAGATGATTCTTAGCCCACCACGACACGGCAAGACTGACTTATTAACACACTTTGCTATATGGCAGATATGTAAAAATCCTAATGTCAGGATTATGTGGGTTGGTGGTAACGAAGAGATTGCAAAGAATGCTGTAGGTGCTGTAGTTGACCACTTAGAACATAATGAAAAACTTATAGAGGATTTCTGTGGACCAGGAGCTACCTTTAAACCTAAGAATAGATCAGGTAAGTCTTGGACATCTGGACAGTTTACTACTGCTACAAGAACAGTTACTGGTATTAAATCACCTACTATGGTTGCTGTTGGTAAAGGTGGTAAGATTCTCTCTCGTGACTGTGACTTGATTATTGCAGATGACATTGAGGACCATGGCACTACAATACAACCGAGTGCTAGAGAGCAGACTAGGCAATGGTGGACTACCACACTATCTAGTCGTAAAGAGGAACATACAGCTATTGTTGTGATTGGATCAAGACAGCATCCTGAAGATTTATATAACTTTCTTTTAGAAACCCAGAGATGACCACAATTGTAGAAGAGGCACATAGTACAGAGTGTGTACTGCCAGAAAACGAAATTGAGTTACATACTGACTGTATGTTATGGGCAGGAAAGCGTAGTTACAAATGGTTATTGTCAAGATTACACGCAGCTGAAACCACAGGTGGTAAAGCTATCTTTGAGATGGTGTATCTTAACAAAGCATTTGTAGATGGTATAACAATGTTTGATGTAGAAGAGATAGATGTTTGTAGAGATGTAAATAGAGTTGTAGGGCAGGTACCTGCTGGAACACATTTGATAGCAGGACTTGACCCAGCTTCTACAGGTTATCAGGCTTGTTTCTTATGGGCTATAGATTCTGATTCAGGAAAACTTTATATGGTTGATATAGAAAACCAAGAAGGTGGTGGTGTCATACAAGCTAAACAAACCATAAAAAAATGGCACGAGATGTATGGACTTGCACACTGGGTTATTGAAGAGAATGGTTTTCAGAGAGCGATACGACAAGACAAAGATTTAAAAGATTACTGTTCACGAGTAGGTATCTACTTAGAAGGACATCAGACACAAAAAAATAAATTTGACCCTATCTTTGGCGTAGGAAGTATGAGAGAATTATTTAAGGAACAATTAATAAGTTTGCCTTATGGTAGTGCAGAAAGCGAAACTAAGAGTAATATATATCGTAGGCAACTAATTTATTTTTCTACTGGTGCTAGTAAGCAGTCTGGTAGAAATAATAAGTCAGATGTTGTTATGGCTTCTTGGTTTCCAATGAAAGTTATAAGAAGAATGCAAAAAGAAAGATTGGCTGAAGTAGGATTAGATTATGAACCAAGTTTTGGAGAATGGGATATAACTGATATGAACGAAACGCCTTGGAGTTAGAATGACACCTGAAGAAATACAATATCAAGTAACACAATTACACTTTGACAACCAGAGTGCATACTCTACTCGTGGTCGTATTCGTGCCATTATGAATGGTGGACCAGATGGTATTCAAGCATTGCTTGGAGATAACCTTAAAGGTTTCCAAGACTGGCAAGTACCTGTACCAAACCTTATGATGTCTGGACTAGAACACTTGTCACAAAAGATTGGTCGTATTCCTAACTTAAAAGTTGATGTACCTAATGGTAAAGACTCTGATAGAGCAAGACAAAAAGCTGAAAAGATTGGCAGGATTGTTAATGCGTATGATGAGGTACAAAAATTAGATTTACAAATGCCACAAGTTGGTAGATGGCTACCAGGTTATGGTTTTGCTGTATGGGTAATTAGAGAAAAAAGAGATGCTAACGGAACACCATATCCTTGTGCAGAACTTCGTGATCCATACAACTGTTTTCCAGGTTACTTTGGTGCAGACCAACAACCAAAAGAAATGGCTATTGTTCGTAGAGTACCTAAAGAATCTTTAGCAAAAGTTTATCCTAAGTTTTCAGACAAAATTATGTCTAAAGACCCTTATCAAACAAACACTCTTGGTGTTGGTAATGCTTATGCTTCTGCATACACAGATTCTTATAACGGCTCTTGGGCAAACTCAAATGGTGAGGGCGACTTAATAGCAGAGTATTACAATGAAGAAGGTACATACATTTTCCATATGACCTCTGCAACTATTCTTGACTTCATACCAAATCCACTTGATAGTGGACCTGCATTTGTTATTGCAAAGAAATTTGCTTTTGATAGATTGCAAGGACAGTATGACCAAATCATAGGACTTATGGCTTCTATGGCAAAGATTAATGTGATGTCAATAATAGCAATGGAAGATGCCGTGTTTACAGAAACAAACATTTCTGGAGAGATAGAGAGTGGACAATATCGTAAAGGTAGATTCGCAGTTAACTATCTAGCTCCAGGTACACAAGTTTCTAAACCAGCATCTAATGTTCCTTATCAAATTTTCCAACAGATAGATAGAATAGAACGACAACTTCGTGTTGGTGGTTCTTACCCTGTATCGGATGATTCACAGTCACCATTAGCATTTGCTACTGGTAGAGGACTTGAAGAGTTAGGTGCATCTATGTCACTTATGATTAGAGAGTATCACACAGTTATGTCTGATGCTATAGAGATGATTGATGCTAAACGATTAGAGTGGGATGCAAAAATGTATGGTGGTAATTCTAAATCACTATCTGGTTATATGGACAATACTTTTTATTCAGAAACATACGATCCAGGAAAAGATATTAGTTCTTACAAGACAAGAAGAGTCTATGGAGCTATGGCTGGATATGATGAACCACAGAAGATTGTTACTGGTTTACAGTTACTACAAGCTGGTATTATTGATAGACAAACACTACAAGAAAACCTAGATGGTTTAGATAACCTTGTTAGAGTTAACGATAGAATTACAAAAGAAAAAGCAGACAGTGTATTGTTTGATACATTGTTAGCACAAGCCCAACAGGGTGATGCTAAAGCAACTATGGCTGTTGTGCAGATAAGAAAGAATCCTGATGATATGCAAAATATCTTAGATAAGTTCTTTACAGCAGAAGAGCCAGAGATACCAACAGCTGAACAAGAATTGCTTGGAGGAGGTGCTTTGCCACCACAAGGTCCTCCACCAGGCATAGCTCAACTACTTGGTGGGTTAGGTGGATAATGTCAATTAATAAAAAGTTTGAAGAGATTGTAGATTTTTGTTTAGTAGATGTTGATGAGCTTGGTGATGACATTATTTTAGAAGAAGATGTATTTAAACCACGAGGCAAAATGTACATTGACCAACTTCCACCTTTAGTATTCCCATTTGGTTATATGGTTATAAGTTCAGCATTTCAATTTTTTGAAGAAGAAGAAGAGGATGAAGATGGTCAGACCTAAAAAAATAACTAAAAGAAATACAAATGTGCCTCCAGCTGCAATAAATACACAAGATAACACAAGAGGAATTATCCCTGGTTTGACTGCTGGAACTACATATGGTGAAGGACAAGATATAAAAGAACAAGTACAAGCTACTGGTGGATTGCCAGATGCTTCATTAGCTACTTCTACAGCACAACCAAGACCATCAAAATCTATGCCACAAATGGATGTATTTGCTGGAACACAAAGACCTAACGAACCCGTTACTTCTGGATTACCTTTCGGAGCAGGTGTAGGACCACAGGAACCAATAGCTGATGATCCTGATATGTTGCTTCGTGCCATCTATTCAGTTTATCCAGACCCGTTACTTCTTCGTTTGTTGAGGAATAAAAGTGTATGATAAACACAGAAAATCCGAATTTTGAAGATGAATTTGAAGCAGAGATAACAACAAAAGAACAAAGATTTGCTCAACTAAAATCACAGTTATCAGAAAATAATAAATTTAAAGCTAGGTTAGCTAATCGTAATTTACAAATAGCTCCGTACATACCTTCTAGCATTCCTGCTGGTATGGGGTTGTTGGGAGAAAATATAGAGAATGTTAGCCCTGCTGTATTAAAGTCACTTGCAATGCAAGTACAAGAACAAGACAAATCTTTATGGAACAATGTTACAGATAAATTTAAAGGAGTAACAAGAGGAGTTTTCTTAGCTGCTGATGCAGGACTAGATTTTATTAAAGGACAACTTTTAGGAAGATTTCCTGTAGAGATAGGACAAAGATTTAATGATAAATTAGCAGAAGGTATGTCAAGAACACAAGCATTAGGTGAAGTATTTGATGAGTTTGATGATATAAGAAAAAAAGTAGGAGATACTGCTTTTACTATGGCATTGCGTGAAGCATCAAGGGGTAGGGAAATAAATCTTGGTGAAGGTATAATTCCACGATCAACACCAATTAA